TCAGCCCAGATGCAGCGCCAGGCTTACGCCGTGGCTGGTGAACCCTAGCGCGGCATAGAAGCGCTGCGCGGTTTCCCGGTCCTGGTGGCTGGAAAGCGCCAGTTTGTAGCAGCCCCAACTGCGCGCGCGCTCCACGGCCCGGCCGATCAGTTCGCGGCCTACGCCCTGGCCGCGGGCGTGGCGGTCGACCACCATGTCTTCGAGAATCGCCGAGCGGGCGAAATCGTGCGCCAGGTGTTCGATCAGATGCAGGGTGCAGGTGCCGAGCAGGCGCTCGCCGCGCTCGGCCACCAGGGTGACCCGGTCGCCGCGCGGTCGTTGCAGCTGGATGGCCAGCAACGCCGGGTCCGGGCGCGGATCGGCGCTACCGAGTTGCTGTAGCAGCAACGACAGGCGCGGCGCGTCGTGCTCGCTGGCGATCCGCACGTCGAAGCTGGCGAAGGGGGAGTCCGGTATCCGCGGCTGGCGCGGGGCGTCCGGCAGGTCCTGTGCGGCGGGAATGGCAACGGTCTGGTTCATGCTGCACCTCCAGGGTTGCGGAAAATTATGCGCAGCCTTGGTGGCAGTGGCATGACAAACGCTTTCTCTGCCGTTAACATGCCGCCCGGACGCGGCGCACCGCTCGCCATGTCCGGCGTGTCCCGGTAGCTCAATTGGATAGAGCATCCCCCTCCTAAGGGGAAGGTTGGAGGTTCGACCCCTCTCCGGGACGCCATCATCTTAGTCTCAGCGCCTCTCCTAGCTCTGTACCCCGCGTCGCTGCTGGTTTTGCCAGAACACATACGCACATACACATACACACAGATTCACATACAAACGTTGCTGCGGTGTATGGCTATGTGTATGTTGGCTCGTTCCCGAACCTGCCACATACAAGCCATGAAGCGATCAGACATCAAGCGGCGCCCGCTAAGTGATACCGTCCTCTCCTCCCTTGAGCCAGAAGCTAAGGAGTACCGGGAGAAATACGGAGTAGACAGGATCTACCTTGTTGTCTCGCCGAACGGGCGCAAGCGGTGGGAAATGCGCCACAAGAAGCCTGACGGCAAGTGGTCCTGGCTTGGCCTTGGCGGATACCCTGACGTTAGCGCCAAGCGCGCTAGAGAGAAAGCTCTCGAGATTCTAGGGATGGCGTCGGGCGGGGTTGACCCGTTCGAGAAGAGGTCTCGTCGTGTTGACCTATTCCGCGATGTGGCCGAGGAATGGTATCAGCGAAAGGCTGACCAGGGCAGGGCTGAACTGACGCTTCGCAAGATGAGGATGTACCTGGACAAGGACATCCTCCCGGCCATAGGAAGCAAGCCCGTTGGATCGATTTCCCGCGCGGATTGCAAGGCCCTGCAACAGAGTGTCGAGGCGCGCGGCGCCGAGGTGGCGGCGAAGAAGATCAGGGGCTGGCTCAATGAGATATTCGACTACGCGATTGCTCATGACCTGATCGAAGACAATCCAGCGGTCAACCTACGGGCAATCGCCAAGGTCGCCCCGAAAGAAAAACAGTTCCCCCACCTGTTAGAGGAAGAGCTTCCCGATTTCTTGCGCGCGATGCGCAATGCGCCTGCCCGCATCAAGGTCCGCACTGCGGTATGGATGCTGCTTCTTACCGCGAGCCGGCCGCACATGGTTCGCTCCGCTCGCTGGGAAGACATCGATCTGGACGAGGCGACCTGGCGTATCCCCGCCGATGTTATGAAGATGGACCGCGAGCATGTAACGCCGTTGCCACGGCAGGTTGTTGCGATGCTGAGGGAGATTCGGGAGGTAACTGGTCGGAGCCAGTGGGTGTTCCCGGGTGATGGTGCGAAGACTGCGTATCTTAGCCATATCGCTATCAACCGAACGGTGCATGCCATCGGTTACAAGGGGCGAATGACGGGCCACGGAAGTCGCCACACGGCCAGCACGTTACTACGTGAACACGGCTGGCCGCGTGACTACGTGGAGACGCAGCTTGCGCACAAAGAGAAGGGAGTTGCGGGGGTGTACAACAAGGCCATGTACCTGCCACAGCGTGCCGTTATGATGCAGTGGTACGCTGATTACATTGAGGCACTGGAGGCCGGGATGACACCAGAGATGCGGGAAGCGTTAGAAGCTCGGGTGGTGCGGTTTTAATCGTTGGATGCGCCGTGAGCAATCATCCATTTGTCGACTTCGCTTCTGACGTAGCGAGTTGCTGACTGGCGCGTGACGCCGGTCTTGCGTGCCTTCGGGAAGTCAGGGTACTTCTCGATCATCTTGTAGAGCGAGGTCAGGCTCTTGAATCCGAGCTTTGTACAGACCTGCTCCCTGGTGAGGAACTGCTCGCCATAGTCGATTTTTTCAGCAGCGCTCATGGTCACTCCTGGATGCTATGATTGGTTGCCCAGCCGGGTTAGCTCAGGGAGAGCTAGTGGCGCCCGGCTGGGTCTTCTGAAGATCCCGCTTTGCGACTGTGATGAGGAATCCAATGAAGTCTCTATCACTAGCATTGCGAGCTACTTTGTAAGCGGTTTCTAATCCTGGGATGTGCTGCTTTTTGACGGTAGGAATTTCTCTACTGCTCACTCCCCACCTCCCATAGACTTGCCGATCTCGGCGGCGGCGCGGACGATGGCTAGTCGAATGCACGTGTCCTGATAGAAGACATCGTTTTCAGCAGTTCTAAACATGACTGTCGGATTGCTCTTTGGGCTATGGATCTCCAGATTAAGCAGAACTGCCAGCCTCAGCGCGTCGCCGTCGTTGGTAAGCGGGTTCCAAGGCTTGCTATGATGAGTTCCAAAAACATCTTCCTGCCCTGTTTGCATCTTATGGCCACCGACTTGTCGCCATTGGTTTACTCGGAACCAGCGTGCCTTGATCCCCGCCGCCCGCGCCGCCAGTTCGAGTAGTGTGCGGTCGTTCATTGCGTTGCTCCTTCTAGGGCTGCGTCGATTGCAGCGTCTAGGTCTTCCTGGTTGAGTACTATGTTCTCAGGTGTCATCCCGGCGAATACGCCGCCTTGTCTGATCGTTTCGAGGTCTCGCTCTCGCAGCCACCGGTAGCGCGCGGCATCCTTGCGCAGTTGCTCCACCTCGGCAATCAGCTTGAGAATGGCTTGGGGATTGGCGGCGGCGATGAAGGATGCCTTGATTGGCTCATCCTCGCCCGTCTCACAAACGAAATCGTTCGCGCAATCGCGCACTTGGTCGATTCCGTTCTCCACGAACCATTCCCCTGGTGCAAATGGAAGAGCACGCACCGCCAATTCCTTCAGTTTGTTGATATCGGTCATGGCTTGGCTCCTTCCAGGGCTGCTCGCGCCTTGGCTATCTCACCGCAGGTATGGTCTTCCCAGCCTGTAGCGTCTGAAATATGAATCAGCGCTTGCAGGCCCTCGCGCAGCGCCTCGTTCTCCGCCTTGAGCCTGTCCCGATCCACTTCGGCCGATTGGAGCTTCTGCCGTAGCTGGTTGATCGTCTGACTGTCCCTGGCAATCTGCTGGCGTTGTTCCTCGATCAGTTCTTGATCTCGGTCCCATGCCGCTTGTGCCGTTTCCAGCGTCTGCGGGCACTTCTCGGCGCGGGCGTAGTTGACGCTGTGGTTCCGCCAGCCAGACGCTTTCATCCCGTCGATCTCGTCCAGCAGGGCGAGGATGGTCTTGGGGTTGGCGGCGGAATCGAATAACTCCCAAGCAGCGGAGATCGGCTCATCCTCATTCCGCTCAATTCGGATCACTTCTTCAGCCAGCCTCCGCAGCTCTGCGTGGTCGGCCATGATCTGGTCCGCCTGCTTCACGCTTTCCAGTAGCTCGTTGAAAAGTGGCTCATCCATTCTGCTTCACCTCGATGCCAGCTTCGCGCGGCAGCTTCTTCCTTTTTGGCGTGCTGATCGGATCGCCCAGCTTGAAGTCGAGGCGAACGATGTAGGCATTGTTTTCCTTGCAGATGGCTCTGTTCTGCCGGAGGGTCCTGAATTCCCAGCCAAGTTCCGGTTTGAAATGCGACCCTCCAAATTCCCAGAGCAAATAACAGGAATCGGAGATATAGAGCACCTTGCGTCGCGGACCTTGAACTAGTGCGTAGCCTTTCATTGCTTCACCTCGATTCCGGCTTGCTTGATGAAGGCAGCGCATGCGGCGATGGCCCCGTTCACCATGTGCGCAATACCAGCGGCCATGTCGATGCCTTCCTCGTCGATGTTGAAATGCTCAACAACCTCTTCGGCGGTGATCGTCGGCGGCAACTCCACCCTCAGAGCCGCGCGGCTGGCTTTCCAGGCTTGCCAGCATTCATCTGTGCATCTGGCTGCATAGTCGGTGACAACACCGTCGCGATGAATCGGCATCCGGTGTTTGGTAGCCCACGCTTCAAACTCGTCTCTCATTGCTTGCTCCATCTGCTCAACTCCTGTCCTTTCAACTCGGTCTGCCTGTAGAGTTCCTGCATATCCCCGACGACCCGGAAGATTCCCAGGACGAAGAGAACGATGACTATCACTGCCAATATGGTTTCGTTGTCGTTGTCCACGGTTGGTCCTCCGGGGGCGGATTCGTTGGTTTGGGGTGGCCTGTAAGGTGGTGCCAAGTAGCTTGGTTTAAGCGCTGAAACCCAGTAACCATGCGGGTTTCAGGCTGGTGCTAAGGCGGCCTGTAAGCGATGCCGGGATTCCGGCATCGGTGCGTACAGCAGTTGGCGATGGGTGGCTATGCCTGCTGCTCGCCAATCCCATTCCAGCGTTTCCAGTCCTCGCCGAATTCCCAGCAGTAGGTCGCCGGCCATGCGCCTGGCGTGCCTTCCTCGACGAACACATACCGATGTGCAAACTCGCCCGAGCGGTCCGGAACCGTCTTGCACCACTTGTGCTGCGGGCCGCCCAAGAACCGACCCGGGCACTCCTTGACGGCCTCGGCCATGAACACTTCGAGGTCGTGGTGTCCCTTGCTCATTGCGATGTAGGTGTCGCTGCCGACGCTCTGCACCTCAAGAGGATAGTGTTTAGCCATTGCCGTTCTCCTTGTCTTCCTCGGTGATCGCCTTGCACTCGAAAACGGTCTTGCCGACGTAGAACTTGCCGAGCTTCCGGCATTCTTCGGCTACGGTGTAATGGGCGTGTATCCAGCCACCGAACCAGCCGATGGCCATGAAGACGAGCATCCATAGACCGAACAATCGGTACTCCTCCGGCTCATGCAGCATGGTCGCCGTTCTCCTTGCCCTGGTTGAGCAGGGCGCGGAGTTCGATCCGCGCCTCATGCACAGCATCAAGTTCATCTTGGTTATTGACTGGCGCCGAGATCCTCCGCAGCAGCCCCTCGCTGACCGTCTTGCCGTTGAGGCGCGCCAGTTCGTCGAGGCAGGCGTTCCAGCCGCTATTACGATTCAGCCCTGGGACGCCGGCATTTAGGAGCTTCCGCTCCGGCACAACCACCACCCTTGCGCGCAGTGCTGCGACTTCCTCAACAATCGTCTTTACACGTAGTGGTAAGTCGGCATATCCCCAGCGCGTGAGTTCAGGCTCTGGCCCTCGAATGGCGACAATGGACTGGCTCAGCAACTCGGCCTGACGGTTGCAGAGAGCCTCGTACTCTGCGACTTCCTCCCTTAGCGCCTGGGCCTCGGCTTCTAGCTTGGCGTAGTCGGTATATCTGACGTATTGGCCATGCTCTGACGCATACGTAACAACGCTCTCGAACTGGGACACGGTGAAATTCAAGCGCTTCACCTTACTCATGACCTACCTCCTTGCCGTGCGCGGCGCGGTCCAGGCGCTCGATCTCGGCCAGGATCAAGGCGCCGGCACGCACGTAGTTGGATCGCGCGTCTCTCGGCTTCCACCACTTCGCCGAGAACGGCCAGATAGCTGGCGCCTCGTCGTTGGCTCCGTTGAGGATGTATGCCGCTGCGGCTCGCGGAAGTTCGGCGGCGCAATAGAGGTCGTCGTGCTCCGGCGTCCAGCCCTCGGCGGTGATCTGCCGGCGTCGCTCTGCCTGCACGTCGAGCCATGCTTGCGGCACTTCTTTTCCTGATACGAAGTCCTCAGCTCGAACCAGAAGCTCCGGCACGCAGTGCTGAGCCTGGGTGGTTTGTGCAGCCAGTTCCACGGCAGTGTCACACCCTGGTTCAGTGGTGAAGACTGCATTCTGCGCAGCTTTCAGCCTCTCCATTGCGAGAGAAATGGACCGGTCATAAATTTCTTTGTTGTCCGACTTGTCACGGTCGCCGCGCATCCTTTCAATGTCGTTTTCGACATAACAAAGAATTGGATTCAGCAATGACCGAAGTCCCGAGACCATGGCCAGGGCGGCGTCTAACTGTTGTTGCCTCTCTACGCAGAGCGCGTAGTAGTTGTCGGAAATGGTCTTGATGCGCTTGACTTCGGCCAGGGCGGCGTCGCGCTCTGCCGTGCGGCCCGAAACCAGACCATCAAGACGAGCAATTTCCGCTTCCCGCTCCCGGATTTCGTTCTGCAAGGCTCGGTAGGTTTCCTGGCCGGAATCCATGTAATCGTTCTTGTGCTGGCGGAGTTGGGCGATCACCGCCCGCAGCTCCCCGACGATGCGGTCGTGCTGGGCGACGGTCATAAGCGGCCGGCGTTCGACGGTGTAGGAGCGCTCGAACTCCTCGCCTTTCCCTGGGTGCCATAGACTCCAGCCAGTTTGCGGGCCTGCGGTGACGCGGTATTGCCACGCCACCACCTCCGGCCGCTCCGCCTCTGCCTGCTCGGCCTGCGGCACATCCCCTGCTGGCCGGGTCGCATACTCCAGCATCCGCTCGATGAGCCCGGCGGCGGCCTCCGTCCACTTCACCCAGAAGGCATGAAGGCCCCGATTGGCGAGAGCTACCGGCTCCTGCCTCTCCAGCTCCGCGACCCTGGCCAGGGCGGCGTCGCGCTCCGCCGTGCGGCCCGAAACCAGACCATCAAGACGAGCAATTTCCGCTTCCCGTTCTCTGATTTCGTTCTGTAATGCCCGGTACGTTTCCTGGCCGGAATCCATGTAATCGTTCTTGTGCTGGCGGAGCTGGGCTATCACCGCCCGCAGCTCCCCGACGATGCGCTCGTGCTGTTCGAATAGGTCAGCGGCTTTCTCGGCGTACTCGACGATGGAAACGTCGCACCCTGTATCGCGGCCTTCGGCATCCTCGAAGCGCAGATCAACGTTGTCGCCGTCGATGTCTTCAGCGTCCATAGCGCCGATGTTGCGCAGGACGAACGCGACTTCTGCTACCTCCGGCCGCTCCTCTTCCCCTACCAGGTCGGTCCCCCACTTCGCTACAGGCACTTCGAACCGGTCGTTGGCTACATCAATGGCGGCACGCAGGGTTGGGGCCGGAGAGGGTTGAGTCTGCGCTGGGGAGGGTTGCGCCAGGGCGGCTTGATCAGGTGCAATTCGAGCGTGCGTGACCATCCAATCAAACACGTCCTTCATGTCATTCAGCGATACGCCAATGAATTCGCCGTCCTTCGTGCACAGGTCAAGCAGCCTCTCGCCGCCCTTCATGAGCATCAGGAAAGTTGGATTGAGTATGTTGGGTAGAACGGTGTTGTTCAGGTGATCATTCCAATCGCGCAGGCGCTCGATCTCGTCAGCGGCCTCCTCCTGGTGGCCAGGAAGTGCCTCACCTTTACGCAAAAGACTGATCAAATGTCGGTCATACTCTTGTGAGACTGGCGATGGAACCTCCTGTGCGCCCTCTGCCTGGAAGTCGCGCTCATCCCCGCCTGCCTGCTCTACCGCAGGATGTGCCGGGCACGGATGGACGAGGGAGCCGTCGCCAGAAGGGCAGCTGCATTCATTCGCTTTGTTCATGGGAGCTTTCTCCAGGCCTCGGTTTCGAGGTCAGAAACAGTTATCAGTCGGCGCCGGCGCTCGATGTTTTCGAGTTGCAGGACATTGCCCAGGCTGTCGATGACGACCCAGTGAATGCCGGTGGGAATGTGCAGGTAGCGTGCTGGCGCGGGAGAGCAGAGGGCGTTTATGCGGCGGACTGCGGGGCTTTCGTCGAATGGCATGGCTCATCCTCCGGGTAGACCCGAACGCCATCGGCGCCCTGGGACTGGTTGATCGCCATCTGCTTAACCGCTCTCGCGATGCGCAGAATGTCGTCCGATGTCATAAGCTGGCTTTCTTCAGGCCAGCCGGTGACCGTCACACCGCAAGGGCGGTGATTCGCTGTTAGCTGGTGCATGGGGTTATTCCTGTTCGGTCAGGGGTGGCAGACTTCGACGACGCGGTGATAGTCGCCACGGAAGGGCATTGCCTTGTAACCCTGGTTCATGGGGTAGATTCCCCAGGACTGGCGAGAGCAGGCCGCCATCATCGCCGCGTACTTGATGACCTCGATGACATCTTTTTTGATGTACATGGCATGGCCCTCACGCACCCATCGCCGATTTGATCTGCGCTGAGTGGCTGCGGCTGACGGGTATCCAGTTCTCGGTTCCGAGCAGTAGTACCTCGCCGGCTTGGCTGTCATCAGGTCGGGTTTTGAACATGCTGATCAGCGAGCGTCGGACCAGGGCTTTCCGGTGGGCGCGGATGAACTCGTCGGTGAACTCTGTCTCCAGAGCCTTAAGCGTTTCGTTCAAGACAAGTACGCCATCTGGGTAGTACGCGATGACGTACTTGTCTTCGGCGACGAAGTGGGTGATCTGCGAGACGGAGATTTCCTTGGAGTGCTTGCCGCAGGTGGCTTTGAGCATGGTTCTCATGCTGCCATCCTCCCGCGCATGTCGGCTTCCAGTTCGGCGAGCTCTTCCAGGAATGCCTTCACCTCGGATTCCATCTCGCGAATGCGCGCCTCGTCCCTGTGGTAGCGGAAGCAGACGTACTGCAGTTCCTCGGGAAGGCGGTCGTCGAAGGAAACGAAGTCGACCCACTCGCGACCGCTGCAAGCCATTTGCGCGAGCATCTGCCATTCGTACTGGGCGTCGTGCTTGCCGGATTGGATGACGGCGATATGCGCGGAGGTGTTCGGGCACTTGATCTCGAGAAGGCCGTCAGCGCCTGCCAAGCCATCTGGCGACGCGCCGAAGCCATCGATTCGCGGATGGATGATCAGGCCAGTTTCTACTGTCATGACGCCGGCGTTGAACTCGTAGGCAGAACGAGCGATTGGCTCTAGATCAGTTCCGCGCTGCATTGCCGCGCTGGTAAAGCCTTCCTCGCGTTTCCCAGTCAGCCTCTCGCACAGCAGTTGCATCATGTAGTTCTGGCGAGTAGCAGAAGGGGCGCCGCTGCGCCCCTTTGCCATCACATCCTTGACCTTGCTGGCCGTCACCCGCCCCAGGCGATGTGCGAACCATTCATCACTACGCTGCTCGATCATCGCCGGTCTCCTCGAATTCAACGTCGATAGGTGCCTCCAACAGTTCTTTCTTCCGCTGGTCTTTCGCAACTGTCAGTTGGTCACGTGCACCCTTGGACTTGTAGGCCTTCCAGGCATTGCTGAATGCTGACTGCAAGTCTTCCATTGTTGGGGAGTCCTTGATGAGGCAGACCGCCTCGCTGACGTCCTCGTACTGTTCTGCGGGAGTGACGTCTCGTTCAACGATCCGCTCGGCCTCGTCCTGGTCGTAGATGCCGGCGAAGCCGAAAGCGAGGCGGGCGCACTGAATCATTGCCTTGTGGCGCAGCATCCGGCGCGGATGGGACTGCCAAGGCTGGGTGTTCCGCTTGCACTCGGCCATGTACTCAGTCGCGCTAATGGCGTGGCTGCGGTCCTTCCGGTAGATCTTGCAGGTGCATTCGGTGCCCTGCTGGTCCATTGAGAACTCCATGCCATCGAACTGGGGGTTCTCGTTGATGATCCGAGCCCAGCCGTCCACGCCAACAACCGGCACGATGCCGTTGTTCTTGTCGGGGAAGGCGTAGAGCTCCTTCGTGAATGGGTTCAGCTTGTACTGGTCGGCCACGATCAGCAGGGCGACCATCTGCGAGTCATTGACCTGCCCTTTGAAGCAGGTCTGCTTGAGCGTGTTCGCCACTTCTTCCGGTGTGGTGCCCATCTCGTAGCGCGTGGCGAACTTCGTCAGCAGTGGGGTGAGTGCAGTTCCCATGTGAACCTCAATAGTTGATCGTGATGTGAGGAACCTTGCGCTGAGCGATCAGGGTGATCGCCTGCTTGGCGCATTCCTCGGGCATGCCGCCGGCGATGAGTGCCGCCAGGGCTTCGTTGTTGATGGCTTTCTTGTGGGCCTTGTCGGCTTCGCGGGCAGCTGCTTCACGCTCGATGCGGGCCTGCTCGTCGGCCTGGCGCTGGCGTTCGGCCGCAGCGGCGGCCTCTGCACGGGCCTGTGCGTCACGCTCTGCCTGTTCGGCGCGGCGCTGAGCCTCAACCTTCTCGCGCTCGGCGTGCTCGGCCTGCAGCTTCAGTTCCAGCTCGCGGCGCTCAGCAGCAGCCTTGGCTTCGGCTTCACGGCGAGTGGCGGCGTCGCGCTCCTCCTGGGCACGGCGTTCGGCGGCGAGGCGCTCAGCTTCAGCAGCTTCCCGGGCAATGCGCTCCTCGCGCTCTTTCTGCTCGCGTGCTGCTGCTTCGGCGCGCAGGCGTTCCAGTTCGGCCTGCTCGGCTTCGTACTGCTGACGCTTGGCCAGGGCTTCGCGCAGGGTGGACAGCGATGCCGACTTGACGCGATGCGCCTCGGCTTCGAACTCTTCCCAGCTTCCATCAATCTCATACTCTTCAATGAGGCTGATGGCCGAAGCAATTTCGGCGGCGCTGCGGCCTTCAACATCCACGCATCGCAACTCGCTGATGCGGCGTTCATGCTCGGCTACGCGCGCCTTCTCGGCCTCTTCCCACTCAGTCAGAGGTCGGCGCACCTCTTCCTGCCAGCCGTCCAGCAGGTCGCGCATGCGCTTGCGCTCGGCATCGATCTTCTTCGGAACTTCCTTCAGCTCAGCGACCAGTTCTTTGCCCACGTTGTCCAGCGCCGTCTTGGAGCGGGCTACCTTGTAGGCGATGGAAGCGATTGCCTCTCGGCCCTTGCGAGTGGTCACATCCGGCACGAAGCCGTCGATCTCTTCGCGAATCTTGGCTAGGAAAGGATCCAGGCCATTGGCTGCCGAGTAGACTTGCAGAGCGGTTTCTTTGGCTGGTACTTCGACCAGTTGATTTTCTGCGGACATAAATGATCCTCGCCGCGCATGCGCAGCCAGTGAAGGGAGGGGTTAATCCAGGCGTATGGTCGAGTTCTTGAAGATAATTCCAGAGCAGACGGTGCCAGATATTGACTGGCCGGTTGGGCCTTTAGCGACGAATCCAGTCGACTTGACGTCCTCTTGGCCACATGAAAACCAGCTGTATCCGGTGAATCGGATGTGGCTGTAGCCTGCGCCTTCAAGCGCTCGGCGTGCTGTTGATTCATCGGTGCAGCCGGCGAGCAGGAATAGGCCGGCAATGAAGATCATTGCTCGCATGATGTTCTCCAGGTAGAAGGGGGAAGGCGCTTACGGCGCCACTCGGCAGCGTCACCCCTGCGGGATGAATAGCGTTGCGCTAGAAGCCGCTGCTGCGGGTGTTTTCTTCATGCCGCCCACCGCCCGCTGGGGAAGCCGCAGTTATCCGGATTACCGGCCTGCTGCGGACAGGTGCGTAGATTCTGCGGTGATGATTCCGCCCCATATTGGGCCGGCTGCGAGAATGAACAGGTACAACAGGCCTCCGAAGAGGCTGCCTAGCCAGATTGCTGTGCGTCTGGTGTTCATAGCCCCGCTACCTCAACAAACGCCACGGCGAACATGAACACGCTGCCCACAAAAAAGCCGCCGAAGATCAGGACTTGGGCGGCCTTGGTCAGGTCGATGGTGATGGTCATGTGGATGACTCCTGGCGGCGGTAGCCCGCTTCGTAGAGTGCTTTGGCTTGCTTGACGGTTAGCGTCTCTTCTGCGAAGCACATTTCTTCAATCGCCTTCTCCCGCTCCTCGGCGGCGATCTGCTCGGGAGTGCGGAGCGGGCGACAAGTTCTAGGAATCCAGATCCGTCCATACATTGTTCCAGGCTCGCCTGATACATCCTCGGCCAGCAGCATCGCTGTATCGGAACCATGGTTCGCATGGGCCAGAACGTGAACTACCGTCCAATCTTTTGGCTCGCAAATATTATCGTGGCAGCGATACTCACACACCGTCCCAACCGGCGGCAGACCCTGGCCGTCCCATGTATCTTGCGGTCTAGCCTCGAATGTCGCTTCACGCTCAGCGGACACATTGCAGGAAAGCTTCCCTTTGAACCATTTGTTGGTTCCTTCGCCCCAATAAAACCATTCATTCCCTTCTTTCTTCATCCATCCTTCGCCGAAATCAGGTCCTCTCGGCTCCCAATGCGTCGCACCCTCCGGCGCCTTGCTCCAGTCAATGCTCATACTCGTCTCTCCCTAACCAGTCGTTCAGCGTTCTCGATAAGCGTGGATTCGAATGTGCGGAACCAGATGCGTTGGGCCAGTTCCAGGTCGCCTCGGCGCACTGCAAGCAGCAGCTGAGTCATCGGGCACTCTTTGCTGTCGACTTCCGCTAGCCACTCCGGGACGAATCCGGCGAATCCGTAGACCGTGAAGTCAGGCCCGGAAAAGGCCCGCTGCCGCTTGTCATGGAAAGGCACGCAATCACCGTCCTCGCAGTTCAACAGCTTTCCGACTTGCTCAGTGACATACTCGCGGTCGCCGTCATCGTCGGGGGGTAGAGCGTTGTCCCAGCGCTCCTGGGCGTATTTCAATGCGGTGTTCATGTCTCACCTCGCGTTCGCGTGCATGCGGCTGCCCTGGTCTTGGATGGAGACTCGCCTACACATCCGAATTAGGTGGAAATCAGCGAGCGCCAGGGCATGCGCATACAGGCGGTAGAAAGTGAAAGCCCGGCAACGTCTGCGCCGGGCTTTCTGATTGGCGTATTGTTTTTGGCGGGACGCTGCTCACCGGATTGAGAGGCGCCCCTGTCTAGGGCGTTCATCCAGCGGGGCGCCGCGCCCGGAAGGATCTGGATCGGCTACCTCAGAAATAAGAGCGGATGCCGGCCGCTCATAGGTCAGGTATGCGCCGATCAGGATGACTAGAAGCATGTCGATTCCTTGGCGAAAAATGCCCGGACTTGCCGGGCTAATGAGGGGTAGGGTGGGGATGGCCGGAGTTTCACCGGCGGCTTAATTGGTCACTGCCAATAAGCTATTACCGCTATTCGCATGCGATACTCATCCCCATTGAAGGGTGGCGTCCTTGCCGGGGAAGTCAGGCGCTGCTCTTCTCTCGCACAACAATCTCGTGTGTCGCCCGGCAGTCCCGACAGATAGCAGCGATGTCGCCGCAGTAGTCGAGCTTGCAATTCGTACCGAGCATCATCTCGTCAGCAGGGATGTGGTAGCCCCACGAGTCGTTGCCGTTCTTATCTGGCCACTCGTAGTTCAGGTTCGCGTCGTAGAAGCATTTTCCCCCGCAGACGTCGCACGAGTAGTAGTCACCAGCTGCCATATCTTGCCTCCAGTGTGTATGCGCCAGGGCGCGGTTAGGCCTTCTCTCTGGCGCACTCGTTGTAGGCTTCTTCCTGCTGAATCCAGTCATCAACGTCGAACTCGCCAAGGTCTGGCATGGATTCCTCTCTTGCCCGGGGGCTGGTAATTGGCTGTATGGGGGAGTGGTCTGGCCGGTGCTGATATCCGGCATTGGTCGGCTCAGTACTGAGGCATACAGGTGCCGATTCCATGAGCATGCGCATCAGCCTGCGCATTCAGACCACTCTCCGATACAGCCTGGCGATGGGGAGCCAGGTTGATCGGGCCTGCGTTGGGGAACCCGGCAGGCGCGGGTGGCTGCTCACGCTCGGACGAACTTTCGATCTGCGTTAAGCTTGTATGGCACGTCCGGCTCAAGACCGTCTTCGCCGATATAGCCGATGACGGTGCGATAGCGGTCTGCCTTTTCGTCCCAGTAGCGGATGCGTATCTCGCCTTTCTCCCCGGCGGTGGCGGTGCCCTCGCCCCCGGCGGTGGCGGTGCCCCAGTCCCCGGCGGTGGCGGTGCCCCAGTCCCCGGCGGTGGCGGTGCCCCAGTCCCCGGCGGTGGCGGTGCCCTCGTCCCCGGCGGTGGCGGTGCCCCAGTCCCCGGCGGTGGCGGTGCCCCAGTCCCCGGCGGTGGCGGTGCCCCAGTCCCCGGCGGTGGCGGTGCCCCAGTCCCCGGCGGTGGCGGTGCCCTCGTCCCCGGCGGTGGCGGTGCCCCAGTCCCCGGCGGTGGCGGTGCCCCAGTCCCCGGCGGTGGCGGTGCCATAGGCGCCCACCTGGCAGAGATCCTTATCGCCGGCCTGTAGGGTGGCGCCGATCACTTCAACGCCAGCCGCGCGGGGTTCGTTTGCGATCAGGAATTTGGTTGCGCTCGCTCTGTCCCCGATATGGCGAATAGTGCAGCGAGGAAACTTCACCTTGCCGCCGAGCGCGATCAGGTCGGAGAGATCCACCTCAACCACCAGCCACTTCGCATCGGCGTCGCCGACAGTGCTACTGCAATCATGGTCGCCCTGACCGAACAGCCAGCCATGCAGGCCGTGACCGCACTTGTTGTCCTTCTTCCAGTCCGGGGCTTCGACTACCGCTCCGATCTTGTCGGGCCACTGAAACCCGCCGTGGCTGGTGAGATCAGCGCTGCATGTTCTCAAGACCAAAGCGGTCTCCTGCGAAGCCTTCTTCTTGCTCGCCATTGCGATTCTCCGTTTTTGGTTTGCCCTGATCCGGGCTGGTGTTCGGTGATGCCCCGGCGAACCGTGGCAGTGTTCTCAAGTGTTCTCGCAGGCGTAACAAATTCCGGTAGCCGTCACCCCCAGGCGCCCACACTCGGGGCAGCTCGCATCGCTGCGCACCTGCTCCTGCGCCTCCTCGTAGCAACCCTCGCAGCGGAATCCGTCGGACGTCTCGATCACGCGACCGGGCGCGTTGCACCGGTCGCATTCGTGAATGATTGTCATCGGGTCGACTCCTTGCATCACGCATGCATCCGCACGGTGATGTAGCCGTTGCTTGCAACTACGTGCTCCCAGCAATTGAAGAAGACGGACTGTCCGAACTTCTTCATGGCCGCCTGGCGAACCTTCACCTCAACGTCCAGAGGCTGTTCACCGGCGTCCGGCAGGGCAAGCCATTGCAGGCTCTTGCCGTCGCTCAGGTGGGAATCGATGTTGAATTGAGCCATTTCAGTCTCCTTACCAGGGTTTCCCAGCGTTGATGTATGCGTTTCCTGCGAGTTGCGTGAGCGCAACTAGCTCCATCGAATCGATCTCACCGCCGTAGTACAGGCCGCGCAGCATTCCAACCGTTTCGTGGTACTCAATGCGCGCCTCGAGATCGTCTTTCTCCTTGCGGAGGATCCGAAGTGCCTGGCGTACAGCATGTGAGGATTTTTCATTCATTTTCTGCTCCTCCAGGGCGTTGACTTCCTCGATGCCCCTCTTGCGAAGGGCATCTGAGAAATCGTTGTCCCCTTTCGGGGCCGGTCGATCCCGCTTGATGCTTTCGCCTTGCGGGGCCGGGGAGGGTTTCGCGTCCTCCGTGCTAGCCGGTGAGTCTCCGGCTTGTTGCCGCGGTGTTCTGCGGCGTTGAGGTAAATCTACAACCCAAAGTTACAGAGCGCAAGGGTTTCAGGTGTAAAAATTTAGAATAAAAGTTGTTGATCATATAATTCAGTAACTTACGGTTGTTTTCATGGGCGAACGAAGCCGACAAGCGGCTGAATGCCACTACCAGAAATAAGGTTTTACAAAGGCGTTTCGGTCAGACAGGCAAGAAAAAGCCCCATTCAAGGGGCTTGCTCGTTACCAGAGGGCTGATGACCAGAAGACTCTACCAAGGACTCGGATCTCTTGGCTCACCATTTCCTGATGTGTGTACTCTTCGTCCGGGTGCTCATCGCTGTTATAGCTGCGAACGCGAATGCCGCCGCCTGGGAGGCGGTACAACACCTTCACTCTGAGTTCTCCGCCGTGGTCGAGAGCATACATCTTGCCATCGACCACGACAGTGCTTCCCTGGTCTATTCCTACGGTGCTCCCATCAGGCAACACTGGCTCCATGCTGTTACCACTTACGGTCACGCATACAGCATCTGATGGGTCTACCTGTTGTTGTCGTAGTGTCAGCTTTCCAAAACGAAGCTTCCTGCTAGAGGACTGCTGTATTGCGGTCCTGCCGCTACCAGCAGAAAGCTCTACTTCCTTGAGAAAAGGCACGTAAACCTCGTCGTTCTCTAGAGGTGTTTCATCGTCCCAAACGTCCATCGGGCCAAGGAGCTGGGCGTTACTGATGGGGCCTCGAGCTTTAGGCTCTTCTCCAGAGAATAGATAGGAGGCAGTCGTATTCAAATTGAATGCTATCTCTTCCAGCCGCTTCCCACGCGGTGTAGAGACCTCAGATTCCCATTTCTGAACGGCCTGGGGCGAAACCCCTAGGCGCCGGGCTAGCTCGGACTGGTTCAGGCCTGCTTCTTCGCGTTTGCGCGCAATGCGCTTTCCTATCGTGCTCATGCAGAAATGATGCAACCAGCGGTTGTAGAAATCATTGTGAATTTGAGTTGTAGTCAGGCGCAGCATGCGATAACCTCTAGTTGTAACTGTAACTTTGAGGTTCACCATGGAAGAGCACCCGATCTGTAAGGCAGTCAAGGCTGCCGGCGGCCAGTCCGCCCTGGCTCGCATCCTCAACGTCACTCCCCAGGCAGTGCAGAAGATGTGTGCTTTTGGGCGGGTGCCTGCCAAGCGAGTCCTCGAAATTGAGAAGGCTACTGGCGTTTCTCGCCATGAGCTTCGCCCTGACCTTTACCCGTTAGCCGCATAAGGAAATCCACCAGATGTACGCAGATCAGTCCCACAAGCGGGACATTCCCCGAAAGGTCCGTTTTAACCGTGTCCTCGACAGGATTCTTGAGCGCGCCGCTAACAAGGCACGTCGTCAGCACGCCACCTACCTCTACGAGGTCATCGAATGGGCTGTTGAGAATGGCGTGATCGAATCACTGAGCAAGGAAGGCGAAGAGTCTAGCGCGGCCTGAAGGCCCTCAGGAGGGCCAAATGGGCGAGTTGGATTACCAGCGATTGCCGGAATGGGTACGGGTGCGGATAGAAGGGCTCTCGATAGAGCGCGGCTGGAGCATCGAGCGGTGCCTGGAAGAGATCGTGATTGAAGCGATTGCAATGGGCGGACTTACGTCTGCCGGGCGACCGAAAGCATCGGTCGTTCAACTGAGGCCGAAAGAGGGCCTCAAGAGTGACTAGCCGCCCCATCGGCCAGTGATGGTTAAAGCGCCTTCTCCGAGCAGGCGCAGCGGCACAGAAGGTTCTGTCGGTGTGGGTTTAGCAGTCTGAAATCACGGTTCGGCCCACATCGTGAAAAGCAAGCTCCCAAGAAGGTTGGCATAGGGAGCAGGAGGGGAAGGCCGAGGTATCGGTTGACCGGCTCCGCCAGACCTCGGCAACGAGGGAATCCGGTCAAGTTGAGGCGGTTGCCATGACCTCAGCGCCCGAGAGCATCGACTTCGTGGCGATCTTCCAAGTCCGGCTTGCTGGGCTTGGGGAAGATTTGCCCTGAGTTCGGTGCAGACCTGAAAGGGTCGGTGTTCTGGAACTTACCCAACCAGAACAGGAAGTAGAGGTTTGTTAGTGGGATGCGCGAGCGAGCGCTCCCGCCTGGATGGGCCTGGTTAGGGCCTGAAACGAAAACGCCCCGCAGTCGGCGAGGACAGAACGGGGCGTTGCTCAGAGAGCGAGGAAGATTATGGCTCAAACGTTGCGGCAGTACCAGAGTGATGCGCTAAACGACCTGCGTCGTGGCATCCGCGATGGTCATCTTGTGCAGATGCTGATGGCGCCAACCGGTGCCGGCAAAACCACGATTGCATCTGCCATGAAGATCGGCGCCTGTGCGAAAGGGAAGCGCGCATTCTTCATTGTTGATTCGTTGGAACTGGTGGACCAAGCGGCCAAGCGTTTCTACGAGGATGGTTTGGAGGTAGGCGTTATTCAGGGAGATCACTCCTGGACGGACTACAGCAAGCCAATTCAAGTCTGCACGATCCAAACCCTTCGGTCTCGCTGGAAAGACCTTGCCGAACACCTTAAGCCTGACTTGGTTGTGATCGACGAGGCTCACGTTCTGCACAAGATGCACCAGGAGATCATCACCGAGTGCGTGGGTCGGAAGATTCCGGTTATTGGACTGAGTGCTACGCCGTTCCGCAAGGGATTGGGACGGGTGTTTGGTCGTCTAGTTGTCTCGGCGACCCTGGCAGAACTGACCGACCAAGGTTTCCTTGTTCCTGCTAACTGCTACGCGCCAAGCATCCCTGACCTCAAGGGAATTAAGACCAGCACGGATGGCGATTGGGCGGAAGATGCTCTGGCGGAAGTAATGGGCAGCGCAAAGATCATGGGTGATGTCGTAACCAACTGGCTACAGCTTGCCAAGGGGCGTCAGACCGTAGTCTTCGGTTGCAATGTTGCTCACTCCCGCGAACTGGCCCGTCAGTTCACCGAGGCCGGCATCCTTGCGGCCCACGTCGATGGTTACATGGACGAGTTGGAGCGGGCGAAGATCATCAAAAACTTCCGCCACGGCTCCATTCGCGTTCTCTGCAACGTCGCTGTGCTTACCAAGGGGTTTGATGCTCCTGAGACTTCCTGCGTTGTCCTTGCGCGTCCTACGAAGTCACTGATGATGCATTACCAGATGATGGGTCGCGGCCTCCGTCCGGCTGACGGTAAGTCCGACTGCGTAATCATCGACCATGCTGGCAATTGCCTGCGAAACGGAGTGCCGACCGAGCCTCTGCCGACCGAGCTGGACGATGGCGCCGGTAAGAACAGCGACCGCCGCGAGCGCAACAAAGAGAAGGCAGAACGTCTTCCCCGCCCATGCCCGAAATGCTCGCACCTTTTCGCTACCAGCATCTGCCCTGCTTGCGGCTTCAAGCCACAGGCTCACGAGGACGTCGAGTGGGTTGACGGCAAGTTGGTGCCAATCGGCAGCTCCAAGAAGCGCACGTTCAGCAGCGCCGAGAAAGAATCAATTTTCGCGCAGTTCCTCGGATACGCCCAGCAGCATGGGCATAACCCTGGCTGGGCCTGGCACAAGTGTCGTGAATATTGCGGCAGCGCCCCGCGCGATACCAAGAGCATCGCCCCGCGTCACCCAACCCCCGAGATCGAGAAGTGGGTTCGCCATATCAACATCAAGTGGGCGAAGCGGAGGGCTGCGGCATGAAGACTTCGGAACGCATGGTTGGCCGCTGGGCTGACGCACTTCGCTCCTACGGACTAACCGAGAAACAACTCGGCGGGAAGCACACTGAGTGTCCAATCTGCGGGGGTAAGGATCGCTTCCGCTTCGATGACAAAGAAGGTTCTGGCTCGTACTACTGCAACGGCTGTGGGGCTGGTGATGGTTTCAAACTGGCGATGGCTGTGACCGGGATGAGCTTCAAGGACCTAGCCCAGGACCTAGACAACAAGGCTGGTTTTGTGCGGGAGGCGGTGAGGCAAGAGCGCGACTATCGCGGTCTTCTTAAGCGGATCCACGAAGGCAACGTGCCGTTGGCTGATATCGACCCTGTTGTCCTTTATCTCCGGTCGCGCGGTATTCAGGCGATTCCCCGCAGTTTCCTGCGATTCAACCAGAACGTATGGAACTGGAGCGACAAGGTGTCTTCGCCGGCTATGGTCGCAGCCATGTTCGATGTGGAAGGCAAGCGAAAAGGCTATCACCTGACCTTCATCACGAAGGAGGGGCGCAAGGCATCACTGAACAGCCAGAAGCTCTATACACCTGGCCAGACCGGAGATTGCGTTATCCGTCTCTGCGAGCCGTCCATTCATCTTGGCTTGGCCGAGGGTATCGAGACTGCACTGTCCGCCACCCAGCTTTACGGAGTCCCTTGCTGGGCAACTGGCGATGCCGGCCGCATGGATCGCTTCAAGCTTCCTGCCGGCGTCGAGCAAGTGACGATCTTCGCTGATGTCGACCATTCCCACACTGGGGAGGCTGCGGCTGAATCTCTCGCCCGGCGCTTGATCCTGCAACACAAGATCCCCGTTGAGGTCCGTCGCGACTGCCCACGCGGCCAGGACTACAACGACCTGCTCATGCAAAGAATTAGGGAGGCCTCTTGAGATGGGAGCGCATCAACGAATGGCTCGTCAGGAGGCCCGATGGGTACTCGATAGCCAAGTACATGTTGCAAACGGAGGCCCTTTTTCGGGCCTCGTACAAGGGAAATTTTATTTCCCCGCCAGGAAGCAAGGAGTCTGCTGCGGAGGCATGCAGAAGGCACAAGGAGGCTGCCCATGCCTAAGTTCGAACTGATCCGCATGGAAGGCCTGCGCACCTTCGGTCGTCAGGTCGAAGCCAATACCTGGCGCGAAGCCGAGCAGCAATGCCGAGACGGAGAGATCGTAAACGGCGAACTGATCGGTGTGTACGACTGCGATCCGGTGACTGAGTCGGTCTGCACTGCGCGCAATGACGTGATGATTGAGAGTCTGGGGGTGTGCTGTGGCTGACCGCACTTTCCGCATCCAAGGCGCTGCCGGCATCCGTCCGGCTTTCGTCGCGGCCTGGAACCTTATCCAGGGCCTGATGAAAGAAGCACAGGGTGGCTACGAGCTGGTTCTACGCCCTCTCAAGTCGAAGCGCTCTATCGAACAGAACAAGCGCTACTGGTCCCTTCTGCGCGAGCTGGCCGCCGTCGCCTGGGTCGACAACCGCCAATTCGACGATCAGGTCTGGCACGAACAGTTCAAGCGCTGGTTCATCGGCTGCGAGGACGTGAAGTTGCCGGACGGCTCGACCGAGTTGCGCGGCATCAGCACCACGAAGCTGACCGTAGACGAGTTTGGAATCTACATGACCAAGATCGAAGCGTGGGCCGCCGAGCAAGGGTGGCCGCTGATGATGCAGGAGGTCGCATGAGCAAGTTCAAGGCGGGCGACCTCGCTCTAAATCTGCAAGACATCCCCAACTGCATCAGTGCGGGAGTGGTAGTCGAGTTGATGTCTCGACTTGCCCCCGGCGATCTGTTTGCCGAAGACGGCCAGACCTTTCAGGTGAATCGGCCAGCTTGGTGGGTGCTCCATGAAGGAGACCGGCTCTACATACCTGAACGGTATCTCATGCCCCTGCGCGGAGACTTCCAGTCCGAGCAGCAGAAGGCGAAGGAGGAGATCGCATGAACCCGCGTATTGGCGTTGCTCTGTGGGTCTTAGATCGCCATGAGTGGAACTGGAGAAGGTTGAATCGGTGCGCCTTCATCATGCGCAAGAAGATGGCTGCGAAGGCCGTGGCTCTGATTGCCCATGACCGCATCTTGACCGACGAAATCCTTACTCGCGGGCTTCCTTCCTACTGGGACAGAGAAGCGAAGGAGGTGAAGGCGTGAATACTTTTATTGGCATCTGCCTGGGCTTTTTCCTTTGCATGTTCTTGAACGCTGCCATGCGCAACGAACGTGATAGCACCGATGCTCCTGGCGGACGCAGTGGAATGCGGCTGCACACTGACCACGCTACCGGCTTGCAGTATCTCAGTGTTCCAGGCGGGGGTATCACTCCGCGACTCGGGGTGGATGGGAAGCAAATGCGCGCGGATGGTGCCGAATGACCCTTTCCGCCCGCCAGCCAAAACCCAAAAAGTGCCAGAACACCGAGTGCGGCGCCAAGTTCATCCCGCAGCGCCTGGGCCAGCGCGTGTGCTCTCCTGCCTGCGCCCTGGCCATCAAGGACAAGCACGCCAAGCCGGCGCGGAAGGCCATCGCTGACCGCGAGCGGAGGGAGATCAAGGTTCGGAAGGAGCGGTTGAAGACGCACAGCGACCACATCAAAGATGCAGAGAAGGCCGTTCGGGACTACCGGCGAACCTACGAACTTTCCATCGGCAGCGGCTGCATAAGCTGTGGCAAGTCTCAGGCCGAGGTACTGGCCGAACAAGGCTGGAAGACTGGAGGCGCATTCGACGCAGGGCATTTCCTCGGCAAGGGGGCAAGGCCCGAGCACCGCCTGGAGCCATCCAACATTTGGCTTCAATGCAAGGCCTGTAACGCCGGCTCCAGCAAGTACGCCAGGAAGGGGCTTACCGTTTCACAGGGCTTCCGTGAGGGCTTGATCGAACGCATCGGCCTGGAGGCTGTAGAGGCTCTGGAAACCGATCACCGTCCCCGCAAGTACACGAACGACGAACTGAAGGCGATCACCGCCGAGTACCGCGCAAAGCTGCGCGAACTGAAGAGGGCAACGGCATGACCAGAGATGCTGAAGAGCTTCTGACCCAGTGGGGGAAATGGGTTTGGCAAGAGACTGGCGTACCTCGCTGCGGATCTCCAATGCTCGCAATCATGCGGGACAATGTTGCAATGGAACAATGCCTGTCCGCATCAATCTCCGATGACGATGCAATGCTCATTGACTGGATTATCGCAAGGATGGGGCGCAGAGACGAAGAGATGGCTAATTGCGTGCGGGTGTATTACGCAACGGAAATGACGATGCAGCAGGTTGGGAAGTTGTTGAACCTGAATCGCTTGAAAGTTCGAGAACTGCTAATCGCTGGTAGGTGTTATGTAGAGGCCGTTCTTGATATGAGGGAGAGAATAGCGATTCGCGATGCTGCCTGATATCAGATCGCCAAGATAATAGTTGACCGTGTTAACTCGAACATATAGGATTTATGGAAGATTGCGGTTTTACCGCATCAGAACATTGACGAAGTAGGCCAAGAGGTGGCCGCCGCGAAACCTACAAGCGGACCATGCGGAGTTAGTCGCCCGCACTAAGCCCAGCCTAGCGCTGGGCTTTTTCGTTTCTGCGCCTCCCCAGCGCATGCCCGCAGCCCCGCGGGCGTTTTATTCACCTGTAGCCCCTCACCGGGTAGTCCGAGACTATGAAGATGCCTGAAAAGGACCCGAACTTCTGGTCAGCGGCATTGGCGTGGCTTACCACTGTGTCGCCGCAGCTTTACGCCCTGGCGTTGTCGGTAGTGGTCGCGGTCACACGTGTTATCTATGGCGGTGGAACTCGTCGACAAGCGCTGATGGAAGGCGCGCTCTGTGGCCTCGTTACGCTGACCATCGTTCCTCTCCTGACCTATTTCAATCTGCCGGAAAACATGGCTGCCTTCGCTGGCGGCTTCGTTGGCTTCCTCGGCGTGGAGAAGATCCGTGCAGTAGCTGAGCGTTACGTCAACTCGAAGGTAGACAAGCAGTGAACATCTCTCCCTCCGCACTCGACACCCTCACCAAAACAATTTGGGGTGAGGCCCGCGGCGAGGGAAGGGAAGGCATGATCGCCGTAGCTTGGGTGATACTCAATCGTGCCGCAATTGGCGGCTGGTGGGGCAACAGCATCGAGACTGTATGCCTGAAACCGTGGCAGTTCTCGTGCTGGAATGCCAACGACCCGAATGCCCCATACATGCGAGGCCGCAAGGCTATCCCAGGTCATCAGTACACCGCAGCACGCGAAGCCGCTCTTGCCGCTGTAGAAGGGCATGAGAAAGACCCCACGCTTGGCGCTACTCACTACTACGCGCCCAAGGCCGTGAAAGAGCCCGCTTGGGCCAAGTCTGCGACAAAGACAACGCAGATCGGCGGCCACATCTTTTTCAAGAACGTAAAGTGATGGAATGGCTCGGCGCGATCCTCATCATCGCTGTGATCGCCCGTAACGCCTACCTCGTTATTGATGAGTGGTCAGTCGGTGGAGTCATCTGGCACGTTCTGATGGTCCTGGGCTGGTCGGCTCTGTTCTGGATCCACGTATCAGGCATCGTACTCGGCAAGGTGTTCTGTGACTAAGTGGCTGCTCGTTGCAGTGGGTCTGCTATGCACTGCGCTGCTCATCATGTGGCTGCGCCTTGACGTGGTATCGATGCAGCGTGACCAGGCTCAGAAGGCCGCAAGCGACGCTGTAGCAAAGCTGATCCTAAACGACCGCACAGTTACTCAGTACGTCGACCGCATCCAGTACGTGGAGCAGGCCGCCAAGACAATCGTCAAAGAGATTCCGGTCTATGTCACTCCAGAAGCTGACGCTAGTTGCGATGTGTCTGGCTTTGTACGCCTGCACAACGACGCCATCGACCGACTCTCCTCCGGCTCTGCTGATGAAGCAGCCAAGGGAGCTACAGAAGGCTCCAAGTGACGCTCGCCTATCAGGCGTAGCCGAGACAGTAATCTCCAACTATGCAGCATGCTCCGCCAACACAGAGCAGCTAAAGGCACTCCAGGAATACATCCGTAAAGGACACGAACAATGAGCAAGTACGAAGTAAAGACTTCCGATGGCATCGTCCACCAGGCGGAAGCTGCCACCCACTTCATCGATGCTAACGGCCTGCATCTGCACTCTGATGCCGGTCGAGTGGTTGGCGTGTTTCGTGAATTCCTGTGGATGCGCATCACTCCTGCTGTTGTGAACGCGCCGGTTGATCCGGTACAGCCCGCTCCCGAAACCACCACCAGCCCGGAAGCTACCGGGGAGTAAGTCATGAGCATCGGTCGTCCTACTAAGTACAAGCCCGAGTACGTCAAGACAGCTCGGGCATTGGCAAAGCTGGGCGCGACTAATGCCGAGATGGCTGAAGCGTTCGGGGTCTCCCTCTCTACGTTCAATCTGTGGAAGGTGCAGCACGAAGCCTTTTCGGATGCCATAAAAATTGGCAAGGACGTTGCTGACGCTCGAGTGGTTGATGCGTTGTACCACCGAGCAATGGGGTTCAGCCATGTCGACACGGATATCCGCGTTGTGGATGGCGCAATCGTTGAGACGCCCATCGTCAAGCACTATGCCCCCGACACTACCGCTGCAATCTTCTGGCTGAAGAACCGGCGCCCTGATGAGTGGCGCGACAAGCAAGAGCTTGAGCACAGCGGCAACATTGCGCTGACTGATCGAATCTTGGCGGCCCGTAAGCGTGCAAACACAGAGGATTGACCCGGAGGCCTTGCTCGCCGAGGACATGGGGAGGTTCTTTTATGACCCGCTTGGGTGGGTGCTATACGCATTCGAATGGGGGAAGGGTGAACTAGAGGGTTTCGATGGGCCTGATGAGTGGCAGCGCGAGTTCCTCATCGACTGGGGCGCCGCGATTCGCTCAAACAACTTCGATGGGATGAAGCCTGTCGAGGCATTTAGATCGGCAACCAGTTCTGGGCATGGTATTGGGAAGTCCGCGCTGTCGTCTTGGATCATCCTCTACATCATGAGCACCAGGCCGCAGTCCAAGGGCGTGGTCACAGCAAACACTGGCGAGCAATTGCGCACCAAGACCTGGGGCGAGCTAGGCAAGTGGAAGAAGCGCTGCATAACTGGCCACTGGTTTGAGTACAACAACGGCAAAGGGAACATGAACATCTATCACCCGGCTCACAGCGAAAGCTGGAGGGTAGATGGACAGACCTGCCGGGAAGAGAATAGCGAGTCATTTGCTGGTCTGCATGCTGCAACCTCATCGCCCTGGTATCTGTTCGACGAAGCATCTGCTGTTCCGGACAAGATATGGGAGGTTGCAGAAGGCGGCCTAACTGACGGTGAGCCATTCTGGTTCGTGTTTGGGAACCCCACAAGGAACACAGGTCGATTCCGGGAGTGCTGGCGTAAGTTCCGCCATCGCTGGAACACCAGGCAGATCGATAGTCGATCAGCCAAGATGACCAACAAAGACCTAATCAAGCAGTGGGCCGCGGACTACGGCGAAGACTCCGACTTCTTCAAGGTACGTGTTCGCGGTCTGTTCCCCTCGTCCTCTGATCTGCAATTCATCGGCACTGGCCTGGTCGATGCCGCAATGGCACGCGTCGTGACTGAGGCGATGGTAAGCCACGCACCAGTTGTTATCGGCGTTGACCCGTCGTGGTCAGGTGAGGACGAATTCGCGATCTATATGCGGCAAGGGCTGCATAGCAAACTGATCGCCACTTACCAGAAGTCTGATGACGACGTTCTGATGGCTCAGCGTATTGCCCAGCTGGAAGACCAGTACAAGGCCGACGCGGTGTTCGTCGACTTTGGCTATGGCACAGGCATTGTCAGTGCGGCTCGAGCAATGGGGCGCAACTGGACGCTTGTGCAGTTCGGGGGTGCCTCAAGCGATCCTGCAATGCTGAACAAGCGTGGCGAGATTTGGAACGCGATGAAGGAATGGCTCAAGGCTGGCGGCGAACTGAACGACCAGCAGACCGCAGACGAGATATCGGCGCCTGAGTACCGCGTCAAGCTCGACGGCAAGATCGTCCTGGAGGACAAGACCGAGTTGAAGAAGCGTGCAGGTATCAGCCCCAACCGGGCGGATGCGCTGGCTCTGACGTTCTCCTTCCCTGTGGTCAAGAAATCTTTCTATGCCGGTAATGGCGGGCACCAATCCACGTACGACCCATTTAGCTGAGGACACGCGCCATGGGCGGAGCAGTCAAGAAGGTGGCCAGCGTTGCAACGCTTGGCTTGAGTGATGCTGTGCTTGGCGCGACTGAAGCGCCGAAGACTCAGACAACTGAGATGAAGGACATCGAGAGCAACGAGGCTCAGAACGTCGACAGCTTCAATGAGGACCGCCGCCGCCGTGCACGGATGGCTGGCATCTCCAGCACGATCCTCGGTGGCGCGCTGGGCACTCCTGCGACCACTGCAACCAAAACCCTGCTTGGGGGCTGACATGTCTGAAGCTCTTGAGAAGGCTGCAAACCTTGTGTCTCTCGCAAAGAAGCAGCATGAGGAAGCTGAGAAGGAAGTAGAGCGACTTCAGGAAGAGCTTGAAGTGGCTTGTAGCCGTCTCGACTCTGCTGCTGGATGTCTTGAATCGGCACGCAGATCCCTCCTGGCTGTCGCGGAGTTTTAAAAATGTCTGAAGCTCTGCGTCGAAACGCGGAAAAGCGCCTGGCGATGCTCAAGAACGAGCGGACGTCCTGGGAGCAGAACTGGCGCGAGCTTTCTGACTTCATCCAGCCCATGCGGTCCCGCCTGCTGTGCGATCAGCAGGTAAACAAGGGCGACAGGCGCAATAACAAGATCATCAACAACGAGGCCACCGAGGATGCCGGCGCGCTTGCTGCTGGCATGATGAGCGGTCTCACTTCGCGGTCCAGGCCGTGGTTCAACCTTGTCGTCCAGTCAAAGGAGGCAATGGAGTTCGGCCCGGTCAAGTCGTGGCTCTTCGAGGCGACCGAGCGGGTTCGTGATGTGCTGTTGCGCTCCAACTTCTACAACTGCCAACACGTGTCCTACCTTGAGATGGGCGTGTTTGGCACTGGCGCAATCTGGATCGACGAAGACCCGAAGAACGGCATTCGTTGCGAGGTGTTCACCGCTGGTGAGTACTACGTTGCTAACGGCGCAGACGGTAGGTGCAACGCCTTCTATCGCGAGTTCAAGCTGACTGCGGCTCAGATGGCCGAGCGGTTCGGCAAAGAGAACCTCAGCCCCCAGGCGCAGAATGCGCTCAAAGAGGCGCGCCAAGATCAGTGGTTTGACTGCGTGCAGATGGTTGAGCCAAACGCCGACTATCTGCCAGGCGCAAAGGTAAGCCGTCTTCTGCCGTATGTCTCGCTGGTGTGGGAAAAGAGCGCCACGCCTGACAAGGTTCTTGAGCATCGCGGCTTCCACGAATTCCCGGTAGCCGTAGTGCGCTGGGACACTCTGCCGGGCGACTGCTATGGCACTGGCCCGGGCCGTCGCTGCCTGGGCGATATCAAGGCGCTCCAGCTCTATGAGCGCAGTTCTGCACGGATGGCCGAAACCGGCTCCAATCCTGCCGTCCAAGCGCCGACGTCGCTGCAAGGCAAGCCGAGTTCAACTAACCCGGGGAGCATCACATACGTCGACCAGGTTGGCGCGCAGAACTCGATCATGCCGATCTACGAGCCCAACCCCCAGTGGCTCGCGGTGATCGAAGGAAAGATTGCTCGTCACGAGGCTCGTATCCGTCGCTCGTTCTACACCGATCTGTTCCTGATGATCAGTGAGATGGACGACGTGCGCACGGCTACTGAGATCAACGCACGCCGCGAAGAGAAGATGGCGATGCTCGGACCTGTTGTTGAGCGTGTCGACTATGAAGGCCTTGACCCGATCATCGAGCGCGTGTTCGGCATCATGCTGCGCCAGTCCATGCCGATTTGGGCGGGCATCATCGATGGCGAACCATTACTTCCTGAGCCGCCGGAAGAGTTGGGCCAGAACGTGGTCGAGGCCGACTACATCTCTATCCTGGCACAGGCTCAAAAGGCCGGCGCGGTCAATGGCCTGGAGCGTATCGCTGCCACCATCGGCAATCTGTCCGGCGCGTTCCCCGAAGTGCGCGACAAGTTCGATGCGGACCAGTGGGTCGACGAGTACGCAGAAGCGGCTGGTGTTGTTCCGACTGTCATCCGCGGCGACGAAGAGGTCGATGCAATCCGCGAGCAGCGCGCCCGTCAGCAACAGGCCGCAGAGGCACAGCAGGCGCTCGCAAGCGGCATCGAAGGCGCCAAGCTTCTATCCGAAACCCAGGTCACGCCAGACAACGCTTTAGGCCAGCTACTCGGAGCATAAATGTTCGAAGACGACGAGATCACGCAGCAGCGTGAGGAAGCCTCGCGCCTGAAGCAAAGGCAGCGTGCAGACGACGTGAAGTCTCAGATGGCGACCCTAAGCGGTCGCCGTTTTGTTTGGGATCTCCTGGGCTACACGCGGTACGAAGGCCGCTCAACCCTCTTCGATACCCACGGCGGACGGCAGAGCTATCTGCTCGGCGCCTATGAGGTAGGCCGAAAACTTTCCGAAGAAATCCGAACCCTCTGTCCTGAGCAGTACCTGCTCATGGTCAGGGAGAACAGCAAACAACCCGACGAGGTTACCCAATGACCGAAGCAGTCGATACCGCCACCACTACCGTAAGCGGGACCGAGAGTGCGACGTCAGAGGCCCAGGCTAGCCAGCAACAAGCTGCCGAGCAGGGCCAACCGCAGCAAGCCCAAGCGCAACAGCAGGAACAGAAGCCCGCAGTACCCGACGCGTACAAGTTCGAATCCCTCCCGGAGGGCTACGACTTCAGCGCCGAGGCTCAGGCCGAATGGTCCGGCGTGTTCAAGGAACTGGGTCTGACCCAGGAACAGGCCAGCAAGCTGGTCGAGATGGACGCCAAGCGGCAGGTCTCGGGTGCTCAGGCATCTGAGCAGGCCGCAATCGAGTACCGCAACCAGCAGGTCTCCAAGTGGGAGTCCGAACTGAAGCAAGACGCGGCATTCGGTGGCGCCAATTTCGAGGCCAACGTTGGCATCGCACAGAAAGCCCTGGCCGATTACGGCACCCCTGAGCTTACCGCGATGCTGAAGGAATCCGGGCTGGGATCTCACCCGGAAGTCGTCCGCTTCTTCCACCGAGTCGGCCAGCAATTGGCCGAGGGCAAGCTGCATCGCACCACCACCGAAGTCCCAACCGAACGCTCGCTTGCCGAGCGGATGTACCCCAACTATCCCGCTTAAGGAGTCCCCATCATGGCGACTATTGGCAATACCGTCCCGACGCTGCTTGACGTAGCAAAACGACTGAACCCGGATGGCGGCGGCATCATGCCGATTGCTGAGCTGCTGTCCCAAGAAAACGAGATGCTGCTGGACATGCCCTGGTACGAGGGCAACCTGCCCACCGGCTCGCGCATCACCACCCGCACCGGCCTGCCGGATGTGATCTACCGCAAGCTGAACAGCGGTGTGCCGCCGAGCAAATCGACCACCGCGCAAGTCGACGAGGCATGCGGCATCCTCGAAGCTCGCGGACAGGTTGACGTGGACCTGGCGATGCTGAATGGCAATACCGCAGGTTTCCGCCTGTCTGAGTCGCGCGCATTCATGGAGGCAATGAACCAGGCCATGCAGCGTGGCGTGATGTACGGCAACACCGACGTCACCCCCGAGTCGTTCACTGGTATCGCGCCGCGCTTCAACACCGTCAGCACCGCAACTGCCGCAACCGCTGCAAACGTCATCGACGCCGGCGGCACCGGCTCTACCAACACCTCGATCTGGCTGATTGGCTGGGGCGAGAACACCGTCCACGGCATCTATCCGAAGGGTTCGCAAGCCGGCCTGGTCCACAAGGATCTTGGTGAAGGCGACGCTTTCGATGCCAGCGGTAACCGCTTCCGCGCCCTGATGGACCAATACCAGTGGAAGGCCGGCATTGCGGTCAAGGATTGGCGTTACATCGTTCGCATCGCGAACATCGATGTCGCCACCCTGACCAAGAACGCCGCCTCCGGTGCTGACATCATCGACCTGATGACCCAGGCACTGGAACTCATCCAAGGGCTGACCGGCGTCACTCCTGTGTTCTACGTGTCCCGGCGCATCCGTTCGTTCCTGCGTCGCCAGACCGTCAACAAGGTTGCTGCAAGCACCCTGACCTACGAGAACGTGGCCGGCAAGCCTGCGCTCATGTTCGGCGAAGTCCCGGTTCGCCGCGTCGACGCCATCCTCAACACCGAAGCCCGCGTGGTTTAAGGAGACGATCATGTACGTCGATAAGCAAGCCGAATTCTCGGACAGCCAGGCGGTAACGGCTACCGCCATTTCTACCAACGTCTACGACCTGTACCCACGTGGTAACGCGGTCAACACCAACGTCACTCGCGACATCGGTGTGGGCGAGGACGTCTACCTGGTCGTCCAGTGCGACACCACTGCAACCGCAGCCGGCGCCGCAACTGTGACTGTCAGCCTGGAATCGTCCTCGACCGCAGACCTGGCAACCTCTCCGACCGTGCACTTCGTATCGGCAACCCTGGCTCTTGCCAACCTTGTTGGGGGCACCACTCTGCTCGCAATCAAGCTGCCGGCTGGCCAGTACAACCGGTACGTTGGTGTGCGCTACACCGTCGCAACCGGCCCTCTGACTGCCGGTGCGTTCTCTGCGTTCCTGGCCAAAGACATCCAGGCGTTCCGCGCCTACGTCAAAGGCTACAACTTCTGAGGACTGACTGATGGCTAAGAAAGAAGAAGCCAAGAGCGGTACCGCTAAGTGGTGTGAAGTGCTCGAGGTGAGCTACATCGCTGATCGCATCTGCCAGCCCGGTGAAAAGGTTCTTTATGACCCGGGCGAGGATGGCGTAATCGGGCCGAATCTTCGAGAGATCAAAGAAGACGAAGCCAAGTAACACCTCAGGGCCCTTCGGGGCCCTTTTCTATTTCCGAGGGACGCCATGAGTTCGATAGTAGACATCGCCAACATGGCGCTTTCGCACATCGGTAACAGCGAGCGTATCAACGCTCTGGATGAGGCGAGTGCGCAGGCCGAGCAATGCAGCCTGTTCTTCGAGCCTTGCGTTGATGAGGTCTTGCGTGCCATTCCCTGGGGTTTCGCGACGGCGTTCGTGGATCTGGCAGAAGTGGCAATCAACCCCGACCCAGAGTATCCCTACTGCTATGCGATGCCTGTCGACTGCTTGTTGGCTCGCCGCATCGTCAACTCGGTATGGCCTGTTGGCTACTACCCGTTCCCCTGCGACTACCAGTTGCCTCAGATCCCGCCGATTCAGTTCCGCGTGATCAATGGATCTAGCGGTAGGCTGATCTCGACAACTGTCTCCCCCGCGAAGCTTGAGTACACCACCAAGCTCTCTACGCCTGAAATCTTCGATCCGATCTTCGTGTCTGCTCTGTCTTGGAAGCTGGCGGCAAAGATCGCACCTGCGCTCAGTCGTGACGCGAACATCGCGCAGGCCTGCGAGCAGCAATATCAGTACGAAATCCGAAATGCTGGGGCAGCCAGCTTCAACGAAGCTCAGCGTGGCCCGCAGCCTGAATCTTCCTTCATTTCGGTGCGCTCATGACCCTGCTCGTTCAGCCGTCTTTCAGCGCGGGCGAGATGGCGCCTGCAACCTATGGCCGTGTTGACCTGGCGCGCTACTACACCGGTCTGCGCACTTGTCGAAATTTCCAGGTGCTTCCCGAGGGGGGAGTCCAGAACCGGTCTGGTACGAAGTTCATCGCCGAGGTAAAGGCCAGCGCGAACTTCACTCGGCTGATCCCCTTCCAGTACTCGACCGAGCAGACCTATATCCTGGAATTCGGCAACCTGTATATCCGCTTCGTGAGCAATGGCGGACAGGTTGTCAGTGGTTCGGCCCCGTATGAAATCGCAAGCCCGTACACGACTGCTGATCTGCGCGATCTGAAGTTCACTCAGTCTGCCGACGTTCTGACCATCGTTCACCCGAACTATGCCCCCCGTGAACTAAAGCGTCTTGCGCCGACCAATTGGACTCTGACGACTATCGCGTTCCAGCCTGGCATAGCTGCGCCAACGGGGTTGTCCGGCTCTCCTCGGACTGGTGGTTCTGGAGACACAACGAACTATAGGTATCGGGTTACGGCAGTCAGTTCGAAGGACACCGGTTCTATCGAGTCCTGGGCGAGCAATACCGTCACTGTGGCCAGCTTTGACAACAAGCCTGGCGCCTTCCTTGGCTGGGCCCCTGTGGCGGGAGCAGACCACTACAACGTTTACAAGGACAAGTCGTCTGGCGTATTTGGCTACATAGGCCAGTCTACTGTGCCGTCATTCAATGATATCAACATCGCGCCAGATAACGACAAGACGGTTCCTATCGGCTATAACCCGTTCGCTAGCGGTAACAATCCGTCCGTGGTTGGATACTTTCAGCAGCGCCTTGTCTTCGCAGCCAGCAAGGACCAGCCTCAAACCATCTGGATGAGCAGGGTCGGGGACTTCCATAACTTCGGATACTCGGACCCCTACAAGGACGATGACGGCATCGAGTTCACGATTGCCAGCCGCGAGGTCAATCAGATTCGCCACCTCGTATCCCTTCGTGACCTTCTGGTGCTGACCTCAGGCGCAGAGTGGTCGGTCAGTTCGTCGAAAGAAACCGGAATCACTCCTGAGTCGATCTCTGTCAGCGCCCAGAGCTATTTCGGGTCGAGCGGTGTTATCCCGGCGGTCTATGCCAATACTGCGCTGTACATCCAGGCCCGGGGCGGCAAGCTTTCGACGCTCGCCTATAACGATATTGATGCCGGCTTCAGGCCTAGCGACGTGAGCGTTCTTTCGTCGCACCTACTGCGCGGGTACACCATCGAGGACCAAGCATTCACGCTGACTCCCAATGGCGTTCTGTGGATGGTCCGTAACGATGGTGTATTGCTCGGTTTCACGTTCATGCCAGAGCAGCAGGTTTTCGCCTGGCATCGTCACGACACCGATGGTGAGGTCGAATCCATAGCGACTGTTCCAGAGGGCGACGAAGATATCCTCTACATGATCGTCAAGCGCACGATCAACGGCTCTACCAAGCGTTACATCGAGCGCATGCAGTCACGTCAGTTGAACAAGTTCGAAAGCGGCGATTACGTCTATGACCGCTCGTTCTTCGTCGACTGCGGCCTGACCTACGACGGGCGCGGCACCATGAGCGCTACGTTAACTGGTGGGACTGACTGGAAATACCCTAACCCTCTGACCCTTGAAGCGCTATCGGCTCCGTTCAATCCCGGCCATGTTGGGCGCTATCTGATCCTCTACGGCGGTGGAGACGAGAACAACATTGGCGATGTGCTGACCGTCAAGATTCTCGCCTATGACTCTCCCGGCGTCGTTTCCGTTGAACCGCAGACTATCGTCCCGGAGTCGCTACGAGGAATCCCGGCAACACGCTGGGGCTTTGCCGCAACCACCATCAGCGGCCTTGGCCATCTTGAGGGGAAGACGGTTTCGATTCTCGCGGACGGCAACGTAGCGCCTCAGGCCGTTGTCTCTGGCGGGTCTATCACCCTGGATGGTCCATCGCTAGTCGTCCATATCGGCCTGCCGATCACTGCCGAAATCGAGACGCTAGATATCACCATGCAGAACCAGCAGGCGTTCCTCGGCAACAAGAAGCGCATCAACCAGCTTGTCGTGCTGCTCGAGCAGAGTCGCGGATTTTGGGCCGGCGCTCGGAGTGATCGTCTTAGGGCTGCGAGCGGATGGGAATACAAGCAGCGTGCGACGGAGAACTACGGCGAGCCTATCGAACTGAAGACCGGCAAGGCTGAGATCAGTATCAGTACAGATTGGACGGACGACGGACGGATCTTCATCCGCCAGAGCGATCCGCTACCCATCACCATCTTGGGAGTGTTGCCGAATGTCCAGGCCGGGGGCTGAGCTTAGGCCTGTCGACGAACAGGTGATTGCGCATGTCGTGGCCAACGTTCGCGAGGCCGACCGGCTTGAGTTCGAGGCTATCCGTGGCGTTGATGTAGAGCAGGAGTTGCGCAACGCCCTGGAGCAAAGCGAAGAGGCATTTGTTCTGGTCAGTCGTGGTGAGCCTGTCGTCATCTTCGGGTGCATCCGATACGACGACCGAATCGGCGTACCCTGGATGATCAGCACGCATGCCGTTACCAGGCATCGCGCAGCCTTCCTCCAGGAGTGCAGGGATCAGATCGGCCGCATGCGTCAACGCTACGCGGCACTCATCAATTACACCGACGCCAGATATGAGCAGGCCCTGCGCTGGATGCAGTGGCTCGGCTTCGACATGCTCGATGCTGTCGAGTACGGCGTAAACGGTGAACTTTTCCACCCATTCACTATGCGAGGCGAACTATGGGCGCAGCATTAGCACCAGCAGCGGCGGCGGCTTCTGTAGGTGGGGGAATCCTTAGTGCCTATTCGCAGATTCAGCAGGGCAAGGATGCTGTACGCACCGCGAACCGGCAGCAGGCCTATCTAAATCGCCAGGCACGCCAGGTGCTTGATCAAGGCGAATTCGAAGACGCTCAATTGTACGAACAGGGGCGGCAGATCGTTGGCGCCCAACGTGCCGGGTTCGCGGCTAACGGCGTAGACGTGAACAGCGGAAGCGCGTCCCGTGTTCAAGAGTCGACGATGAATCAGGTTGCCATGGATGCGGAGCAGGTCAGGCGCAACGCATTCAACCAGGCGTTTGGTCTGGTCACGCAGGGTAACGAAGGGATTCGTCAGGCCCGCGCCGACTATCGCACTCGTCGCCTGAATGCCTTCAGTTCTCTACTAAGTGGCGGATCTCAAGCCGTTAGCAACTACAAGGCGCTTTCCTGATGGCAGCACAGATCCCGCAATATCGGCGCAGGGTAGGCCCTGACGTCGCACAGGCGCCCCGCGCGCTTGGCCAGAGCGTTGATGCGTCAGGCCTGGCCCAAGGTTTGTCGAGCGTATCCAACGCGATAACTCAGATATCGCTGAAGGAGAAACAAGAGGCCGACCAGACTGCGCTCATCGACTTCAGCACGAAGGTTGATCAGCTCCGAAATGATCTGATGTACAACCCAGAAACTGGAGCTATGACAAAAAAGGGCGGCGCCGCCCTGAATGTAACCGGAAAGACCGTCGGCGCGTTTGATGAGCGAACCGCTCAGCTTATCGACGGCCTGGCAAATGAGGATCAACGACGCCAGGCAAAGCAGTATGTTGCAAAGTCGAGGACTGATTTTGAGGGGACTCTTGGTCGGTACGAGTTCAAACAGCAGCAAGCGTATAAGGATCAGGTCGATCTGGCCGCAATCGCCACGGCGCAGAACACTGCGGCACTGAACTACAACGACCCTAAAGCTGTAGAGGAAAGCCGAAGCCGAATCGACGGGATACTTCAGCTTCAGGCTCAACGCAATGGCTGGGGCCCAGAGGTATTGGAGGCTAGACGGCAGAAGGTCGGCAGCGAGATGTACGCCGACGTTCTTCAGCGCCAAGCTGCCGAGGATCCATATCGAGCACAGAAAACTCTGAAAGAGGTCCAGGGCTCTCTTACTGCTGATGATCTGGTTCGTGTTGGCGGCATGATTGAAAGCAAGATAGACCGGCTTCAACAAAAGGCCGAGATGGCCGCTCTTCGCCGAGAGAACGCAGCTCAGCAGACGCTTAACAAGATCAATGCTCAGATAGCTAGCGGCGTACCTGCTAGCGATGAAATGTGGAAGGAGTGGAGTCGGTCAGTGCAGGGTACTTCTGCACAGAAAGATTTTCAGGAGTTGGTCTCTCAGGAGGTTGAAACTCAAAAGGTTCTCAACGGGATGCCTATTGATCAGCAGGCCATGTATGTGAACCAGAAAGCTGCTGAACTCCAAAAGAACGGGGGCACACTTGCAGAGGCCAACAATCTGGCCCGCCTTGGCCGCGCTATAGCTGCAAGCAACAAGATGCTTGGCGAGGCGCCTCTCGAATATTTCCAGACTCGCCTTGGCGGTGAAGTCCAACCAATAGACCTTAGTTCTGATGATCTGCCTGACGTGCTATCGCAGCGCATCACCGCTATTCGCAGCTTGCAAGACAAGTTCGGGCAAACGGTTTCAATGAAGCCACTACTGCCGCAGGAAGCAAAACAGCTTAGCGCACAGGTCGAAGGTATGAGCCCACAACAGCAAAGTGAGCTTTTTGGCAAGCTACATACTGCTATGGGTGATGATCGGGCCTATGCCGGGGCAATGCAGCAGATCGCTCCTGACTCTCCAATCAGGGCTCTTACCGGTATGCTAGCAGGGAAACAAAGAAGCCTTGTGACGGAGACAAAATGGTTCAGGCCTGATGTTGAAGTTACCAGCGGCGACGTAGCGCGCACAATGGCGACTGGAGAGAGCATCCTGAACAAGACGAGAGCGCAGAAGCAGGCAGATGGCGCATCGACAAAGTACCCGATTCCTCCAGAGAAGGAATTTGTGGTTGAGCTTGATAAACAACTAGGAGGGGTATTTGCAGGTCAGCCGCAATCTTATGGCCTTGCTCTCCAGGCTGTTAAAGCTTATTACACCGGAGCCGCTGCCGAGCAGGGAATTGCTAGCGCTGATGTTGACAGCGATCTTATGAAGAAAGCCATAAAGGCCTCTATTGGCAGCGTCGTCGACTTTAACGGACAAAAGACGATAGCTCCTTGGGGTATGAGTGGTTCGGACTTTGAGCCTGCCGCTAGGGCAAGCATCGAGCAGTTGCTGGAGGAACAAGGCGCATCCGATCTTGATAAAGCGATGATCGATAATTACACGCTTCGCCAGGCTCGTGACGGAGTCTACTACGTCATGCAGGGACAGCAGTTCAAATATGGCACGGACGGCAAGCCATTGATTATCAAGGTTGGTGGCCAATGAGCTTCATCGGTGACTTGGCGTTTGAGGATCAACGCGCGCTAGAAGATGAGGCGCTAGCCAATCCCGCAGTAAATGACACATCTCCAGATTTTTGGGATGGGTCGCTTGATTCTATTGGCACGGGCTTCATCCGTGGAGCGTTTGAGGCTGCATCGTCGGTAGAAGCAGGTTTTAACAATCTCTGGATCAGCGGGCTGGATGCCGCTGCATCTGCATTCTTGCCTGAGCCTCGCGGTGGCGGCACGCCTAGCGTAACTGATGCGGAAACAATGTTGCGCGACGAGCAGGCCAGGGCGAATGCTGAATACATCACAAGCCTTCGACCAGATCCTGAAACTACCGGCATGGCAGCCCAGATTACTGGCGAACTGGCAGCCGTAATCCCTCGCACCATCGCAGGTTTTGCTGCCGGGGGGCTAGTTGGAGGAGCAATTGCCGCAGGCGCTCCGGCTGGATATGCAGGCGCTATTGAGGCTGAAGCGCAGGGAATTGACCCTGAGACGGCTAGAATTAAAGGTGCTATCGACGCTGCCACATATGGGATTGGTGCACTGATGCCGGCAGCTAGGTTCGTCGGCGCTGCTGTTCCTGACTTTGCTGTAACGGTTGGGGCAAACGTCGGCCTCGGTGTTGCATCTCGCGGCGGGACTGCTGCGCTACTGGAAGCTAATGGTTACACCCAGCAGGCCCAGCAGTATAAGGCCCTTGACGCCACTAGCATGGCGGTTGACGCTGTTCTTGGAGCGGCATTCTGGGGTGTAGGGAGGATCGGCGCTCGCGCTCCTCAGCAAGATATAGACGCAGCACTGGCAGCAAACAACAGCGGCCATGCGCAAGATGGATCGGCCCCAGGGGCTCCGGTTGACCCTGCCTCATCAGTTGCCCATCAAAGCGCTCTGGACTTGGCTATCAGGCAATTATCCCGAAATGAACCCGTAGACCTTTCGCCTATTGCGCCTTTGGTGGATAGAGCCGAGTTCCTTCGCGGTAATCGTGTTGGGCCAGATGACGCGGCTATCCGCTCAGCTGCGGAGCAGGAAGTTATCCCGCTGATTCGCCAGGAACTTGAGGCGGAAGCTGGCGGACGCTCAGGCGTCATTAACGACTTAAAGGTGGAGCGCGCATATCTCAGCTCGGAACTGTCGCGCATCGCAGACACATTCAAAAGCCGCGCCAAGGACTTCCAAGGCCAGCGAATGTCGCGTAAGCAGGCAGAGTCTGCCGCTCGCCGCGCGATAGCTAGTGAGCGCGCTTCGCTTCAAACCAGAATTACCGAGATAGATCGAGTTTTTTCCGAGAACCGCGCAGCAGAGCGTGCAGCCGGGGAAATAAACCAGATTGACCGAGGTGAAATTCCGGCGCGGTTCATGGACCGTATTGCTTCACGTGAGGCAGAAATTAAGGATGGTTATCGCAAGACCGCTCTTGTAAGCAGTGTCAGCCCTGATCGAGGCGCTGCACTTATGCGCCTTGCCAGCGAAGAGATTCGGAAAATCCTTCCAGAGCAATTCCCCGACCAGGCTACTCCTGATGCGGCCATAGTGCGCACCCCTGAGCGTGATGCTGCATCCACTGTTGATGACGCGCTAGCGAACCCAGGCCGAGGTATCTCTCGCGCCACGCCTCGTCCCGATGAGGCGGCCAGGTCTGGTGGCCCTGATAGTCAAGCAAGACCGAAGCCTTCCGGGCGAGCCGATGAAAGTGAACTGGAGCCAGTGGTTTCGGATTTGGTCCAGTCAATTATGGCAGGGGAGCGCGAAATAACGCTGCCCACTGGAGCGGTTGATGCGGACGGGAATCTGGTTACTGTCTCGGCTCGCGAGCTACTTGAGCAAGCGGACGCTCAGGTAGCGCGCGCCGAGAATGATTCTAAGGGAATTATTGCTGCTGCGCTTTGTGCGCTGAGGTTTGGGAACTGATGAGACGGCAATGCATTCAAGCTGTGCAGCAGGCGATTGGGCGCCCGCTCAATCAGCCAGAAATCAGGGATATCGAGGCGCGCATATCTCGCAACATGAGGGAGCTTGCGCGTATCGACCCGAACTGGCAGACGCTTACTCGTAATGACCGGATTACAGCCGCTGGCCAGCGCGCCGCGGATGAACTAACCGCCGAGGCTGCAAAGGCGCGTCAGCGCACAGCGCTCACCATCCTTGCCCATGATCGCGTGCAAAACTTTCTGGAGGGGTATGACGGCAACCGTCTTGAGGCCTTGGATAGAATCCTAGCATTCTCTTCTGATTATCCAGGAATCCAGTCAATCGAATCTGCTTCTCGCGCAATCCGAGACGAGGCAATGGGTCGCTTGCTAGATGTTATCGACCAGACGCGCGGTCGATTTCTTGGTCTTATCGCGAACCGCGAAGGCACCACTGCGCTGGTGCGCGAGCTTCATGGAGAAGATTCCGGGGTTCCGGCAGCGCGTGAGGCGGCGCGCCAATATCATGAGGTTGCCGAGAGCCTTCGCCAGCGCTTCAATCGGGCGGGCGGTGATATTGGTCGGCTAGACGACTGGGCTTTGCCCCGTGGGCATTCTCAATACCGTATCGCTCGCGATCTTGGCGGCTGGGTTGACCGGCACATGGGGTGGGTTGATCGCAGCCGCTACCTGAACGAAGACGGAACCCGCATGACGGATGACCAGCTTCGTGATTTCCTGACTCATGCTGGGACAACGCTAGCGACTGGTGGAGTGAACAAAATCGAGCCAGGAAGGGTCGGCGGAAGTGGGATGCGTGCGAATAGAGGCAGCGAGTCTCGCCAGATCCACTACCGTGACGCAGATGCATACATGGCTGCGCAGGAAGCGTATGGCGACAAGAATATTATGGACCTGATGTTTGGCCATATCGACCAGATTTCTCGCGACATCGCGCTTGTGGAAACCTTAGGACCTAACCCAAACCACGCGTTCAAATATTTCTCAGAATCTGCATTCCAGCATGAGTCTGTGTCATCGCCGAGAGATATAAGTCGGCGCCTTAACAAGCAGCGTAAGCGGCTAGATTACCTTTACACCGAGGTTGCTGGTACGCGCGAGCCGCCCGTCTCTGCACGCATTGCAAACTGGTTCGATACATATCGCGGGGTTAACGTAGCATCCAGGCTGGGTAGCGCGGTAATTACGGGGTTTTCCGACCAGGGCACAATCGCACTTACTGCAAAGATGAATGGCATGCCAGTAATGAGGGTATTCTCCAATGAGGCGAAGATGCTCAACCCGCTGAATGACCAGCATCGCCGCATTGCCAGTCGCGCTGGTTTGGGTATCGACCAGCTCATGGGTAGCATGGCGCGCTGGGGGGCTGACGGTCTTGGTCATGACGCTGAAGTGGCAGGTCGAGCATCGGGTTACTCGCAGACGGCGGCAACAACGCTTCTCCGCGCGTCAGGCATGAATGCTATTGATGCAGCCAACCGGCGTGCTTTTGGCGCAACCATGATGGATGCTGTCGGGTACCTAACGCGCAACCACGAATCCATGTCCTCTCTTGAAGCAGGGGATCGGGCAAGGCTGCGCAAGATGGGTGTGACGGATACAGACTTCTCTGTATGGCGCTTGGCCGAAACTGAAGATTGGCGCGGCATTGGAGACACCATCCTAACTGCGGGTAGCATCTACAGGATCACAGACGAGGCTCTTTCAGAGATTTCCGCGCGGACACGTACCAGCCCGCAGCGGTTGAGAGACCAGGCAGCCACCAAACTGCTCGGCTCTGTCCTTGATGAAACAAACATGGCCATCCCTGCGCCAGGGGCCAGGGAGAGAGCATTCATGCATGGGGGCAAGACTCGCGGAGAATGGGGCGGCGAGCTAGTTCGTTCGTTCTGGCAGTTCAAGTCGTTCTCTGTCTCAATGATCATGAAGCACTGGAAGAGAGCTTTCGCTCAGCAAGCCGGCTGGGGAAAGGCCGGCTATATGGCGGCGATCTTCGCAAGCACAACAGTGCTTGGAGCTATTTCCCTTCAGTTTAACGAGATAGCCAGCGGTCGTGACCCAAAAAACATGCTAGACGCCGATGATACGACTGGTGTTCCAGGTCTTCGATTTGCTTTGGCTGCAATGCTTAAAGGGGGCGCCCTGTCTATCTATGGCGACTTCCTATTCTCGGATACGACCAGCTATGGAACCTCTCCGCTTGCAGCAATCGGAGGCCCAGTAGCCGGGGACATTGAGGCGCTATTCAAAATCAGAGGGACGGCACAGGACCTAAAAGGCGACCAGCTTGGAGGGAACCTTGTGAAATTCGCAAAGAGCCACATCCCTGGAGCAAACCTCTGGTACACCAAAGCTGCCACTGATCACATGATCTTCCACCAGTTGCAAGAGTACTTCTCTCCCGGCTACCTTCGTCGCATGGAGCAGAGAGCCCGCAAGGAATTCGGGCAAAGCTACTGGTGGGAGCCTGGAGATTACACCCCTCGAAGAGCGCCAGCCTTAGAATCTGCTTTTGGGCCTTAGCTGGTATTGGTTTTGATATGGAGATTTCTATGAGCTTTTGGGATTTAACTTCATTTATAGGTCTAGGCGCCGCCCTGTCTTTTGGGCAGACACACAAGAGAGTTTCATCTGGTTTATATGCTGACATTTGTGGGATTTTGATAATCCCGTGCGTCATATCAATACTTTGGTCTATGTCTCTTGTTTTTTCATGGTGGACTATAGCTATATTTTTGGTTATGTCGCTTGTTGTTGGTTTTATTAACGGTACATTTCTTAGGTCTGGCTTCGGAATGGAGTCACTTGTATCTATGCAGCCAATATTAGGTACGACGTTTGTTGTGTGTAGCATTTCTTCTTGGTGGCCGGAAATATCTAAACTGATTTAGAGATAGAGGCGCCATCAACCGGAACGCCTAGTCTAGTTAACCCCCCCCAGAGAACCCAGCCTAGTGCGGGGTTCTCGCATTTCTGGAGCATAAAAATTGACCGTACCTACTAATACCAGCGTTGTTGAGTACGAAGGCAACGGGGTTACCACAGCGTTCCCTGTGCCGTTCAAGTTCCCGGCTAATGACGACCTTGTGGTGACGAAGGTCTATAACGATGTTGCAAATGTCTTGCTGCTAGGAACTGACTACACCGTGGTTGGTGCTGGTGCGCAGAGCGGCGGGGCAGTTATCGCCACCAGCGCTCCTGAAGATGGGGCGATCATCAATATCTCCCGTGAGCTTGATGCTGTTCAGGAAACGGATCTTCGAAACCAAGGCAGGTATTTCGCTGAGACACACGAAAGTGTTTTTGACTACCTGACCATGCTGATTCAGCAGTGTTTCTCTGGCTTGTCCCGAGCGCTCAAACGCCCTGTTGGCAAAGACTATTATGACGCTGAGAATCGCAGGATTTCGCGAGTTGCCGATCCTGTCGAGAACAAGGATGCGGCCAACAAAAAATGGACGGAGCAGTATGTAGGCTCTGTCATTGGCTCTGGTACTGGTCCAATCAATCTCGCGTCTAACGTGATCTATATAGATCCTAAAGGAGTCCCGAGAACCGTTCAGGACATGTCGTCTACGACCAACCCTGGTCTAGGCGCATCGATGATCGGCTGGAAGCGTGAGAAAATCAAAGAAATCAAAACAACTGGAGATATGTTGTCTGCGCAAAGTGTGAACGTTCTAGAGTTCGCCAACCTTGTAACTGTTAAGCCAGATCCTGATGATGTTTCCACTTGGGACTGGACGCCTGCCGTCCAAGCGGCAGTTAACTACTGCAATTCTGAATTCCCTGCAAAGAAGCTTGCAATCCCAATTCAGTGCCGTCTTGGGGCTCCATTTGCAATCAACCGAGCTGTTGACGGGCAAGGCACTCGGGATACGTTCACTATCTATGGGATCAACGGAGGTGGCTTCATAGTTGATACCGCTATCCCTATGATCAGCACAACCATTGCGCAGACCATTGATCCTACTGGAATGCGAATGCCATCTACTCAAAACATTAGGCTTGAGAATCTTTCTCTTACCTGTAGCAATGCATCATTGCTCGCATATGTCTTCGATGATAATAAAATTCTTAGAGCATACTTGTCAAATTGCAGTATCAGCAAAATCAGACTACTGAAAACGGCTAGCTATATTCAGTCTATATATCTTTCTGACTGCAATATCAGGTATTGGCAGGGGACTTTCTTAGAAGCAAATGGCGGCGCCTTTGACATTCGAGCATATGGTTGCCAAGTTGAGCATGGTGGCGGGTTCTGGCATACGATTGACAACACTGGTAACAAATCAGTAACTGGCTGCTCTATTGATAACTGCCTTGTCGAAGGCTTGGCTGGTAATGGTATTCTCTACTCACATGTCAGAGGATTTGCTGTAACGAACTGCTACTTCGAGGCGAACGTTGGTCCAGACATTGTGGGGGATAGCTTCCCAGCCACTGCCAACCTAGGTGTTTATCACGCTGGAAACATGCATGCCACTAGCGCGTTCAATAACGCTAATCCTTCTTTCTATGCTGTAAGATGGGGTTATACGTTTGGCGGAACAAGTCTTGGTAACTTCTGTTCTGGAAGGCTGAACTATGTTCGTGCTGACACTCAGATAACCATGAACGACGCCGCCATTCTTGGAATGTCCAACTCACAGGATAGGCTTGTTCTAAACGATATTGAGCTTGGCAACGTGATGCCGAGTAACGATCCAGCTGCATACGGCAATCGTGACTGGAGGGTCGGCGCTGTTGTGATCAACAAGGATCACTCGGCCAAGGGGTACGCCGGCTGGATCTGCGTTGTCCCTGGAAACCCTGGAACGTGGAGGCCGTTTGGCCCAACCTGTGATGTGTCAAGCTGGAATTTCACAAATGTTGGCGGCGACACTTTGATGGCAAAAATAGATATCTCAGCTGTCACTTCTGGGAATACCTCGCTACATCTTCGATACAATAACGGAGTCACTGTCCAGCTTGGGCGGGTGTCTATAGGGGCTACAGACTCTGCCGGTCCAGGTTATAGGCTTTTGAGAATAACCAACTAGCTCAGTTGAGTATTGCAAGCCCCCATACGGGGGCTTTTATTCAATCAGCTATATCTATACCGTTTTTTTCTGCCCACTTAACAAATTTCCTCGCATACAATTCACTTGCGAATACTGAGAAGTGCATGTACTCATCTCTGTACATTGGCATTCCATCTACTACTAGGGAACATCTATCTCCGTCACAGAAAATTTCGTTCGGATCGAAGAACCTAACAGACGGATGATTTTCATGTACACGAGACTTTAATGGCTCCATTGCCTTGTCAATGTCTAATTTCTCAGAAATTCCAAAAGTGCAGTCTACACTATTTTTTAATGGTCGAGAGAAGCAAGACTTAATATCTATTTTTTCTCTTATGTGCGGAGTTGAGATTATTACTTTGACTCCCTGCCCCTCAAGGTATCCTATAGTTTCGTCAAGCCTGGCTATGTAATCGCCTGATACGTCTTTTGGTATTCCAGAGATAATTATATATCTTACTGTTTTCGTTGACTCTATAATATATTTTACATTGTCTAACTGTTCTTTAGGTCTATTCCCAGAGCATGGAGTTGCAGGTTCGTCAGGCTGCTTTGAATATGCAAGATAAGTATCGCATGCGCCAATAGATAAAAATGTTTGTTTAGAAAGATCTTTCTCTGTAGAAAGGCCCGGGTATAGATGGTTTGCATAACTGTTACCTAAAAGAATAACTGTTGGATTCTGATCTTTGTTCGTCATGCAGAACCACCACGGATAGCTTTTCGCAGACTCATATCCGTATCTTTTCAAGCAGACGTCGTTAGTTGCGTAGTTCCAAATTGGACCTGTGAACTGAGCGTTTACTTCAGCAGCTTTGACTACATTAGATCTTGTTGGAATCCCATCTAGTATATATGTTAAGTATCCAGAAGTTCCAACTAGTAACATTGTCATAGATATGACGAATGTTTTTAAGTTCCATGAAGATCTCTTTAAGGGGGTCTCAAGGAATTTATAGGTTGCCCACGCCAATGTAATCGACAAAATTACCGCTGATATCCGCATCCACCTGGATGGAACATCTCCTTCTATTATTCGTGCGAAAGATAGTAACGGCCAGTGCCAAAGGTACAGAGGGAAGCTGATAAGGCCTATAAACACGAAAGGTCTACTAGCAAGTATATTTCTGTTCACCCATGATGCATTCCCGGCAGATATCAGTAACATTGCTCCCGCGCATGGAATGATTGCTTTCCACCCCGGAAACTCTGAGTTGTTTATCTCATAGAACCCAAAGGCCAGGATCGACAACCCTATAATAGATTGAACTGTTGATAGTACCGATCCGTTGCTTTCGGTACCAGGTCGCATTACCACCATCGTAGCTATCTTGTCAGCGCGAAGTCTAAGAGTGCTGAGGTTTTCTGAGAAATTATATGCAAGGTATGCGAGGAGAGCCCCTAGAAAAAGTTCCCATGCTCTAGTATGAGGCATGAAGAATGTGGCTGTTGGGTATTCTGATATGTTCAGAATGTTAATTACGAATGACAAGACCATAAATGCTATCGTCATTGTTAGCAAGTTCAGCCTGATTTTCCATGCAGCCCAAAGAACAAAAGGCCACACTATATAGAACTGCTCTTCTATGCCTAGCGACCAAAGGTGTAGTAGCGGCTTTACTTCTGCTGAAGTATCGAAATATCCACTTTCATCCCAAAGAACAAAGTTAGATATGAATGCAGCGCCAGATGCTATGTGCTTTCCAAGCTGCTTATATTCATCGGCGAACAAAGTGAACCATCCGAATATATAGCAGCTAACCAGAACTAGTATTAGGGCAGGAAATATTCTCTTGATTCTCCTTGCATAAAACTCAGTGAATCTAAATGTGCTGCTTGACAGGCTTCCGTATAAAATTGTTGATATCAAATATCCTGAGATTATGAAAAATACGTCGACTCCTATAAACCCTCCAGGCATCCATCTAGGAAATGCGTGATACAGGACTACAGACATAACAGCTATAGTCCTCATTCCATCTATATCAGGCCTATATTTTGGATGTATTAGATATTTTTTTTCTGCTTGAGGATGGTGGCTTGAACTCATTGTATTGACAATCCAATTCCTATGTGCTAAGCGAAGTTTTATCCCTTTGTAGGCGATGATACCAATCCTGCCGCGTCTCAGCTTGGTTCGTTTCTTTGCAACAGATAGCTATTTGTATGTGCCCTTGTATGTGGATTCGTTGGGCTTGCGCATCGTGCCTTATATTACGGCATAGATTCAGTCCCTCTCCGGGACGCCATTTCATGCTCTGCTCCAGCTTCCCTCGCCGCTTCGACAGTCCGCTTGCCGTCACTTTCTCCGATAGCTTTTCTTGCCGCCCGGCGTCAGGCAGTACACCCCTCCGCGCGGGCCTGTGCAGAACGAGCCGCTGCCACAGGCACAGCCCTGCGTCGTGCCTTGCAGACGCTGTACGGCGGGTTGTCCGGTACGTCCTCCGGCGTTGCCGAAGTAGGCCGCGCAACTGCGCTTCGAGGCGCTGATGGAGCCGTCGTTGCAGAGGAAGATATCGCCGTCGCAACCGGCGATACCGCCTTTCTTTCCCGAGCAGGGGCTATTGGCAGCCAGCGCCGGAAGTGCGCAGACCGACAGGAGGAAGAGGGCAGTCGAGGCGAAGAGTCCGAATTTCAT